CCATCTGCTCTTATCGAGCAAACTCTAGCACCGCCATAGCCAGAGCGATTACGCCGCCCATCATGCCAAAGCCTTGTAGCATTAACTTCTCAAGCCGATCAAATCGAGCATCAGCCTGATCTAGTTGCCGCTGAATAGCCTCATAACGAATGCTGCACTCTTTCTCGTGAGCCTCAATTTTTAGCAGTGCTTCCTGTGCAACGTCCATCTCTCAAAGCCATACTCTACTGGGTGAATTAGGGGTTACGCCGTGGGTTGTGTCCAGAGCCTCTACAGTCTCACGCATTGAATCCCCGACGAGACGGATGTTGACGTGCCAGCCGTCGATAGGTGCCATAGCTGGATAGGCCACACCCTCGTTGTCTGTCAGAGTTTCCCCTGTAGGCTCGTAGATTGTCCCTACGACATCGATAGCGTACTCATGGCTGTGAGTCACTAGGTATGCGTCACCGTCTGCTACCTGAGTTTCTACGCCTTCCTCGTCCACATTAGTAATGTAGTCCTGCTGGTAGAACGCAGAGAGTACAGTAGGCATGTCTGACTCAGCGGTTAGCTTTAGGTAGAAGTCACGCTTACGTGCTTCGTCAATTACTTCTTCTGTCATGATGTTAGATCCTGTAGTTGTGCGTTAGTTAGGCGGCGTGGGTAGTATTTGATGGACTTAATGTGGCCGTTAAGCTCTGTACCGCTTGCACCGACTCTGCCTATTCCCATCGTGTCTACTACTGGCACATTACTGCTTGTATCAGTGCCGATACTGGAGCCATTAAGGTAGAGTGTAAAATCGTCTTTTTTGTAAGTAACTCCGACTTTTGTTTCTACGCCTTCGGTTGGATCAGTGGCATCGACACTAAATGTAGTCGATCCAGAAACAGAGCCAATCCATTGCCCTTTATTTTGGTAGTACCACATTCTGTTATTAGATGTGCCATCATCAAAACCAAACGGCGCATGAGCTGTTGAGGACTCAGTAGTAAAGTGCTGAACCTGACAAACTACAGTTCCCTCATCAGCATTAAACCCAAAGTCAGCCACGGGGATAGACGCTACGTCGGCAGAGCGTGTTGTCGTACTGCCTGAGTTACTTTTGATGTAGCTTGTGGGGAATGAGGCTTGTTCGACTTGAGCGCCGAAAATGTAAATAGATTTTCCAACACTAGAGTTTATAACGCCGTCACTATTGGACATCTGAAATCTTGCTTGCGCTGTCGTGCTTCCAGAAGTCGTAACCGTCATTGAACATCTATACCAGCCGTTTGGATATTCTGTAATAGACGAGTCACTGACAGTAAAAGTGCTACCAAACGAAGTGTTTGTTCCTACTTGTCCGCCGTCTAAATCAAACCATACCCGACAACCATTTGCAGACGCGTCCCAGACTAACAAGTGACAATAATCAGCAGTGTTCTTTTTTACAAAGCCGCTAAAGGTTACTGTTGCGCCCGAGGATATGGTTGTATTGTCTGCTAAATACGACTCTGAAAAATCATTGGAAGTCCATGAAAACGCATTTTGCTGTCCCGCTGGATCAGTAATTGTAACGCTTGCAATATCACCGCGTGTCTTGCTCCAAGCCGCATTACTAAAGTCCTCAGAGTAAGTAACCAGATTAGTCCTAGACTCCTCCACCAGCAAACCCAGCCTGTTACCTGCGCTATCCCACTCTACGCGAGGGACGTCATCGGGATGCTCGAATAAAATTAGGGTGCCGTCTGATTCGTCGAAGGTGACTTCTTTGACGGATACGTTGTCCCATGTAACTGTACCAGCACCAAGAACACGAAGATAAATCCAAAGAACAGTGCTTGTCGCAACAAAAGTATGCGTAAAAGTCTTTGGAACAGAGGATTGTGTCCCCGCTAAAATATTAGTCGAAGTAGCACTTGTGCTTCCCATTCGTAGCATGTGGCTCGCTGTTGCAGATGTCGATGTCGCACTAACTGTGTAAATTTTGCCCACTTCAAGAGTAATAGATGAGTTTAGAACTGCACCATTTGTACTTGTCGTAACAATTTTTAATTCATTGTTTTCTGCTGTGACTGTGCCCGCGGAACTTACATTTGTCCAACCGTCAATGTTTCCTGTAAAAGTGGCATTAGGCGATAGCTCATCCCCATAGCTAACAGGGCGCAACGCATGGCCTCCAGAGGCTCGGGTAAACGTAATCAGATCAGAGTAGTTTGAAAATTGCTTAGTCATCTTATTCACTCCAATCGCTGACGGTGAAACTATTAGTACCAAGTCCTGAAAATTCAAGACTCAGGGATGGCTCTAGCGATGGATTGGTTGCCTCTACAAGCCCAGCATCGGTGATGTCCTTATCCCATACACGGAATTCTGAGATGGTTCCCATGTACTTATAGGCTAACTCCAAGTCAGTGCTAGAGAGATCAGCTAAAGAAACAGGCGTAGTATTGGCCGTGAGAGCTACACCGCTTTCTGCTCCGTTAACAAATGTTGATCCATGACGAGATGCCATATTAAACGGCACTAGTATGTCAGGAGAAAAATAAGTATTTGATGTGTTTGCGGCATCATTAACGTCATTCGCTTCTTGTCTAAACTGTATTTGCCCCGTTCTGCTACCGCCTGTCTGCAATGAGTTAATGATTAGGTTTTGATTGCCGCCAAACCAACGTACGAAAGTAGCTTCAGTCCCCACATCAGTATCAGCAAACGTTACCCTACCTTCCATGCCGATAGAGACAGACAGGGGGTTGATCTCGCGGACGCTGATGTTGTCGAAAGTGGCTGTTGCGGCGGGGTTTGATCTTGCTCCCAATCCTATATACATAGACGTTGCTGTCGCTTCAAATGCTACTTTTGCTGTTACAGGGAATGAACTAAATCCGTTATTTACTTGATTGTTGGAGTAGCGTATATAAGACTCATCATAGCCAATTGATCCTAGCGTGGCGCTAGGCACTATAGATGCCTCGTGACTTGCCGTTATGATGTCGCCTTGCAACCAGTACGTTTTTCCTACTGTTAAACCAGTAACTAATTGATAGCCCGTAAAACAACCAGATGTTGTCGAATTTAATCTAGTTACATCAATCTGTCCGCTACTCCAAGAAATACTAGAGTCGTTTGGCCCTGCACTCCACCCAGAAACATCACTATCAAACGTCCCATTAGTCACCAACTCAGAGCCAATGTACTGCGGCGTAGGCCACGGTAGGTTAGCTGATGGGATAGTGAATGTCTCAGCCGCTCTGGTTACTGTGCTTGTGCCATCGTCCGAAGGTATAAAACTGGAGGGTGTTGCACCTACTTCAAGTTGAGCGCCCCATACAATAGTCGTCTCTGTTCCTGCGCCAGTAAAAGACTCAGCCTTTGAATCATTTAAAATATAGATATTAAAGTTTGTGTTTGCTGTTGAAGCCGCTGTCGCCGTTACTGCACACCTATACCAGCCGTTTCCTATTTCTTGAATAGTTCCCGTGCCGTTAGTTTCTGTATCAACAGTACCGTTATCTAAATCAAAAGTGACATTTGCTGGCCATGTTACCGTGTTGCCAGCCCTTAGCTTTACATATCTCTGTGTGCCCTTTTTAAAATAACAAGAGCCTGTATGAGCAGATCCCGACGTAAATAAAGTAGTGTTACCATTAGCATGAATACCAGCCGCTGTGCTAGCTGTTAGGGTGTAAGCAGAGTTATCTACGCCATCAGGCCCAACCTCATTTGCTGTGCGAGAAGATAATCCTGTCGCACTCCATACTGAATCAAACGTATTAGAGCGCTCAATCAGATTAGTCCTAGACTCAGACTCAGCCAGTACACCCTCGTTAACCCATGCAGAGCCGTTGTAGACGTGGTGTCCTATGCGTGGGAGGTACTTAGCCGCTGACGTTGTAGGGACGTATGAGTCTCCACTCTCAGGGTTGTCTACCATGCCGCCTAAGTCAGAGCGGTAGATGTGCAAGTCATCAAATATAATAGACGCGCTACCATCTTGTGGCACATTGATATCTGTCGGAAGTGAACCATCATTTGCCGCTGGCCCTATGCGAACTTGTCCTGACAAATCAGAACCATTCGAAGACCGTGTAATTTTACAAAGATACCAGCCAGAACCAACATCGGTAATACTAACAGCATCTTCATTACCATTAGTGTATCCAACTGAGCCGCTTGCTAGATCGAAGAAACAAGTTACTGGTACATCATAAGCGGTTATAGATATTGCCGCCGCAGTGCTTTGATCTGCTTTTAAATACACAGCAACCGTGTGAGGATCTCCGCTACTAAAAACAAACGGACTGTTTCGAGTGTATGATGAAGTGCTAGAGCCACCACCAGTGCCGCTAGTGACAGTAACAGCGCTATTAGAAATGCCGTGTCGATCCGTAGCGTTTTCGTCTACAGTTGCATTTACTTCGCTCCATGCGCTACCTAAAGGATCTTCTGAACCAATCACTAGATTATGCGGTGCCCATTTGATAACAGGCATCTCTCGGACGCTTACGTTGTCTATGGTTCCAGTAAAAGCCGAGCCGCCCGTTTTAAAAATTAAAGCTCCAGTAGTCGATGCGGTAATTATTTCGGTGTGGTATCCCTCAGTTGATCTAAAAGTTCCGTCAACACCACCAAAATTGGGCTTTATTGCGCCAGGGCCTGTTTTGTTGCGTGCTTGAAAAGTTACAACGTATGACTTTCCAGCCTCTGCTGTTGTACTTGTTTGAGTTAAAGGAAACACTGCGCTTGTTGTGGCAACATCAACAGCATTATCGCGATATGTAGAGTCCACTAGCGTCCAGTTATCTGCATTCCCTGTAAAGCCACCATTGGTAACAAGCTCAGGCCCATAGCCGTCAGTCATAGTGGCATTGCCAGCACGGGCGTGGGTGACTGCATTAGCCAGCGTCTTACTGCCGCCATTGGCTAAGTAGTAGTTATCAGCAAAGTCCAACAGTAACTTCGGAAACTTACCAATGACACCCGCCTCTCTCAACTGCTGGTTGATACGGTTCGGACTTCGCTGAATGTTAATGCCTAAATTGACAGCCATTAGTTGGACTCCTTGGGCTGATTCTGAATCGCGCCATCGACTGTTACGGCCTCAACCAGGCTAACAGTCTCTCCGCCTTGGGGCACGATACTAATCGCACGAGACGAGAATGACACAGTGCCAGAGGCCACCTGCCCTTGCTCGATAGATATGGAATATGCTGTGCGTGTTGGCGAGGTGACACTAATCATGAGAGATGTCCTCGATGATAGTCACGGTAAAAGTCTCAGTAGAAAACACGTCGTTGGTGTTATCGGTAAATTCGATATCGCAGGAATGATTCCCCGCCGCCCAACTGTCAGTCGCCGTCGCAGTTGCAGTAAGATTAAAGACGCCGCCACTCGCATTGGTGACAGTCGTCGTCAGTGTCGCAATCAGCGTGTCGTTCTGACGAATCTGCGCCCTGATACTCCAATCAGAAATATCTACGACAGATCCGCTCTCCGTGAGCGAAATAACCCACTCAAGCGTGTCGCCCTGTTTGTGAGTTATCGTTGCCATGTCTTAGACTACCAGTGCGTGAATGCCAGTTGCTGTGGTTCCTGTGGACTTAACACGCTTCACTGAGCAAGTCAGAGTGTGGAAGTCTGGAACAGTCACAGTGCGCTCGTTGCCGTCTTTGTTCAAGAACACAACATCACCGCCCGTCTCGATATACAAGCCGATTGCGATGTTACCGCTACCTACATTATCAGTGCTGTCATTAGTAGTGACCTCAACCATGTCAATCACTAAGCCAGACTGATTCGGGGCATTCTCATAAATGAATGGGTTAGCCATGCGAAATCCTCCTAGAATCTCTCGATTATATCACCGCTATGGTTTAGTAGGCCATGTGATTTCAGACTTACTTGTGGCTGAAGAATACGTTTGTGGCAAGTCTCTATCTCACACATCGATGTAGCCTAAGACATCTGGCTCATTAGTTTCTGCCTTTACAAACGAGGCTATCCAATAATGCTTAACATCAGAGGAGGTATCAGACTCCACCGCGCCCTCTGCTAGTGATGGGTTATCATAGCTACCTATAACAACATATTCACCGTCACTTTGTTTTGTGTAACCAGCAACAATAGCCATGTCATCCTCACGTCATTAAGAAAATTTGACTGTCTATACTCGCCAAATTCAATGTGCCAGTTGAGCGTCCTAAAGTGTAAACGCGAACTCTATAATCTTCAGCCGCTGAACTTTTCGCAAGCGCCTGATTCAAAGGCAATGTCAACGAGGTAGAGATTGAACCCACATCTGGTATTGGATACCTTTGAGCGCCAGCCGCATCATCTAACCACGAGCCACTAGAAATCCACCTATCAGCGTTGTAATACAGACTTCCTGTTGTATATGTTGGCGTCGATTGCTGACTGCCACTATAAATAATCCGAGTGCGATTAGTTGCACTTTTATATTCCACGGCTTGTGGTTTTGAAACATTACTGGGAGAGGTTTGAGACTGTGCGATTCCGCCGTAGGCATCAATTTCTTTCGTATGGTTGCCGCTTATCTCAACATAATGCTGATAAGGTGAGCCAGTTGTGCCTGATCCTACAATACCAACGACGCCGCCGATCAATGTTCCTGATGATGTGCCTTTGCTTTTTCTCTCAAACTGCATCACCAATATGCAATCATCTAGTGAGGTTGAAGGAATATATTTCACCTTTCCGTTTAAGCTCGCATATTTATTCAGAGAGCTATCGGGCGCAGGAATTGTAAACTCAGCAAATGTATCTACATTAGAAGCACCCTCTGGAACGCTATGATATGGGTACACAAAAACACTAAGATTAAATACCTCTGAAACGTCGCCCGACAAGTTAGCCACTTGCAGATTAGTAATGGTTGTTTGAGATCCATCAAGCGATAAAACTTGGTCATCGCTCACACCATTATCTGCAATGATGAGCTGGCCGCTTGCGTTTGTGTCTAATGTAACGCCATCAATGCTTATTCTGTCGGCGTCTAGGGTTCCAGCAGTTATATTTGTTGCGGATAAATTGCTTACAGTTACAGCAGATGCGTCAATGGTTCCTGCCGTCAAAGTGCCTAAGTCAGAGTTGATTGCCGCTAAGTTTGTGACACTTATTTCCGTCGCGCCAATAGCGCCAGCTTGAATTTGCCCTGCCGTTATTGAGTTAGCTACTATGTCACCGCCATCTACTGCGACAGTCCAAGCCGTGCCATTATAACGATAGAGCTTATTGTCTGTGGTAAGAAATGCCATGTCGCCTTGTGCTGCTGACGCTGGCAATGTGCTTACGACTTGCACGGGCTGTATGCCACTAGCAAAAGCACTACGCTCAACCGCGCCGTCTGCTATTTGATCTGCGGTGACAGCATCGTTTGCAATCTGATCTGAGCCAACTGCATTATCGTCTATCTGTGCATCACCTACTGTGTCTAAGCTCGCTAAGTCACCCAAAGCTCCTTTTGTCGCCTGTACGGTACTGGTATCACTATCAGGGTTTCTATCGGATACTGCATCTGTCCCTTCACCCGATGGGAAACGACGCGCTCGCACCCAGTAGTAACGCTGATCACCTTCAACGATTGCATCGACGCCATTAGACTCGTCGTGGATAAACTGTGTGCCTATTGTCTCGCCAATCTTGACTGCGCTAGACCAGCTAGAGTTGGGTGATGCGAACACCTCAATGGCAATGATGCCTGTCATGTTCGCTGGGTTAGTCCAATCTAACTCAATGCTCTCGACATGAGCCGTGGCGCTAAGACCACTAGGATCGGGCACGCCAAAGAACCCCTGCTGTATACCGCCCGCAGGAGTAACCGTGGAATAGCCAGATACAGATAAGTCTGCATAGGATGAAGAATCATCTTCACGCAGCGTAAGATTCACACCACCACTACCCGACTCACTAAACGACCACCCCACACAAACAAACGTCTTATTCGTGTATCCAAACTCAGAAAGTGTCACGTTCACGCGATCACCGACCGAGATATTTACGCCTGCTAGGTTAGTAGGAAAAGTGAGTACCTTTTGTAAATCACTGAGTTGTATAAGTTTGTGAGCAATGCGCTGTGCCATGTAACGGCTATTGGTCATGCCCAACTTCAACTCGCGTGTCAGCTCTTCATTATTATCACGAGTCAATGCACTAGTAATCTGTACCTTTGGGAACTCTATCTCTTTGTAGTTCTTATCAGGGTCGATGAATGTGCCCGTGATGGTGTTAAAACGCTCATTACGCTCAAACGATGTTTTTAACTTTACAGGGCCAGTCATGTGGTCTTCAGTAAGCGTCATTCCTGTGCCAACTGTCTCAAATGCACCTGCTCTAATGACATACTGACCATTGGTATAAGTGAGCATTCCGTTCATTGAAGAAAGGATCTTGTTAATGTTGGCCTTATGTGTGGTTGTTCCAAAGACAACACCATTACACGTATAACGCTTCTCTGATCCTCCAGGCACGCTTACTGTCGCATCACAAATGTCCGCAGCATCTACCGCCTTACTGAGATCAATACGATCCAAGTCGATGTCCATTCCGAAGCGATCATCCGTAAGATAATCAACTAGACACCAGACTGGGTTCTCTGACCACTCCCACGTCGTAGAGTCGTTAGACCGCTGAGTAGAAACACCTACACTAGCGTCATAGTAGGTGCTAGTGCTGTCCTGACGTGGGTCGTATACCTTCTTGCCCTTGACTAAAGCCTTGATATCGTTGGGCATGAACTTATCCCACGTCTCTTGGCTATCTTCGGTTAAAGTAAATTTAGTGACGATGTAAGTGAGGTTAGTGCCTATGTGCTCGCTTGAGTTGATCGTAGAAAAAGCCCCATCTAAAACAGAATCTGCCGTTGTCTGACTACCTGTCAGCTTTCTTATGACACAGATTGTTGTGCCATCTTTAGGGCCAAACGTACCTGTCGTGACGTTACCAGACGCATTTATATGTGCGCTCTGGATGCGCTCATCGTCAAAGTAAATATCTGAGATAGAGTCACAAGGGTGCCCTGCGAGAACAATGGCATGATACAGATCGCGATTATCAGTGCCAGCAACACCGACAAAGCTAATAGGGCCAGATACTAGAGCCTCGCCATAGATTAGCTTCTGCGGCTCTACAGTGCCTCTTACGGTCGCTTGACGGCTACGATCACTGTCTATGTTAGGAACGCTGTATAACTCTGAGATTAACTTCTGAGCGGCTACTGCACCTGCCACAACAGTAGCAGCACCAAGAGCAAGAGCTTGACCAGCAGTAAGCCCCAAACCGCCTACAGCTAAGCCAACCGTCTTTAAGAAAGTGACTGTAGCGGCTATTGCTGATGGCATTCCCAGCTCCTTACGATATAACTATCTGGAATTCTAGTGAGTCCGCGCTTAGTGACGACGGCCACTGACTCCCCCAATTTTACCCCCATCAGCAGTCCGATACGAGGTAAATCACACATGACGGGATGGCCAACCGTGGGATAGTCAACAGGAGCACCAAGAACCCTGTCGATCAAACTCATAAACCCATTGTGAGAATTTATGATCTCGTTAGCTTGCTCTTCTGAGTTGTAGACAAGCTCATGGCTGTAATCGATGCCATGCAGTTCTTGGATCATGAAGACAGTAAAAGCTACGCAATCTCGCGTACCGTACTGAAACTCTCCCTTTTGCCAGCGATTAAGCGCGGCAAATATTTTAGGGGAGGTCGCTTGGGATATGTGGGTCTCTAGTACGGCCACCTCCGCCGCCTCCGCCGCCACCGCCGCCGCCATTACCAACGCCTAGGTTGCCGCTATTCTTGTCCTTCCAAAGGATCTTGACGCCTGTAATCTCGTGCAGGTACTCGAAGAACAGGTCATTAGAGTCTACGCGCTGCTGTTCCGCGTGAGTGTACTTAAGGTTACGCGAACGATTGATCTTAGCCATCTCAGACTCACACGTAAGTTGTATGATGTCGTCACCCTGACTTCCAGCCGTTAAAGTCATGACGTCCATAAAGCCAGACCAAATCTTATTAGGATCTTCTATCAGCGCCTCATCTTCATCGAGCAAGCCAAGATAAATATCTACGTCACGCAAAAAGTAATCTTCTGTTCCCGCTGTGCCGATGTCTGAGATTGTAGAGTCGATGCCTGATAGCGTTAGAGTAATATTATATGGCGCGATATCAGCACCTTCCTCGATGCTAGACACTGAGCCAAAATCACCTACACCGAGCCAGTCATTACCACCCCACGTAAACGTACCAATGCTGTCGTGCAAGTAAAGTGTGCTACTAGAAAAGTCGAGCTTAGCGAACGTAACAGGGCGTACAACGTCTGCTGTGAGTGCGTTAACAACTGCTGTTGAGAGACCACGACTCATGCCAGAACGTCCTCAATAGCCTCGATAGTAATAGAACTTATGTAAGTAGACTCAGTACTCCATCGTGGCGTATTGGTCATCATAAAAATGCCTAACGGGTTAAATACTCTTACCTCATCATTATCATTAGTTTCTTTGCGAATGGGCGGAGCAATAGATACTGAAATATCGCCGCTGGCATTACTATCAGCATCAGCAGTAACCATGTGCAATTCATTGTTAAAGGATAAGTAGTCACCAGCTTTGAAGAAGTCTGTTACGTTAGGTGTAGCGCCATCCAATGTAAGGGTAGTGCCTGTTTGACCTGCACCATCCACTAAAACGTTTTGCGGGGATGTAGCTGACCCTCTACGAACATAGCCATAGTCCTCGAGCCTCATGCGATGTACTTGTCCATCCATCTTAGCGATAAACGCCTGCAACTCTGCCCTATCATCACCAGACAGATTGCTAAATGTCATACGTGTTTTCCAATACGAACCTTTGCGCGAGAGCGTCTGTACTGCTCCGCTAGTCGGACTCTGAAACTGACGAGAGTTAGTCACTAGCTCGAACGTCTGCGACGTCGGAGTAATGCTAGGGAAGTTGTACGTTGCCATTACATGCGCCCTCTACGCATCATGTTATGTACCTGTTCAACCGTCTGTCGCGATGATTGTGTAACTGCAATCGCGATCTTCTCGTCAACATCCTGATTACCTGATGCGTCAATGTTGTTAATGATGGTAATACCTTGCCCTTGGCCTCGTGTGTGGTCAATGACTGTTTCGTTGGGGTGCAGGATGGCTGGGAAGCCGCCTTTGCCGTCTACTCCGCCCGCACGAGCGCCCATTCCTGTAAAGCCGCCGCCCTCGAACGTTGCTAATGACATTGCACGAGCCGCTGAGAATGCTGTTCCCATACCAGCAACTGCTGGAGCTGAGTTACCACCTGCCGTAGCAAGTGACACTAGAGTGGCAGCAGGAGCCGCTTGAGCCGCAATCACACTCATAGCACCAGCATTCATAGCTACAGAGCTTGCTAAACCTTTGGCTTCGATCTGCTTCTTAATAACCATCTGCTTGACGTGCTCAACGCCCATTTGCACAAGGCTCTTAATAAGCTCGTCTACAATTGCACGACCAAACTGCTGGATAGCCTCAGTACCATTTTGAGCACCAGTGATAAACGCATGAGACGCATTAACGAAGCTGTCCTCTACGTTCTTTAAGCCGCCGACAATTTTGAGATTCTCGTCTAACAGGTGGTTAGCGTACTCAGTCTGCAACTGCTTACGATATTCGTTATGTTCTGCCTCAGTGATAGCTCTTTCCGCTAGAGCCACCTCTAGGGCATAAGCACGAGCTTGTAAGTCGCGAACAAAGGCATCTTTACCATCGTCCATCATCTTTTGTATTGAGTCTCGATGGTCTTGATGTGCTTGGCGCTCTTTCTCAAGCTCCTTAACTCCTGCCATGTACTCGTCTTCACGGAACTGTATAAGCGCAGCAGCTCGATCAGCATTAATCTGGATGATTTCAGCAGAAGCAGCCGCCATAAGCGCAGGCTCTGCATTCGCTAAATTCTGTACTTTCTGTAGTTTGAGGTCGTACTTCTGATTGATCGCATCAATGCCCGTCAACTCTTCCTGATGAACTGCCGCGATCTTGACCCGAGTCGCCTCTATCCCAGCTATTTCTTTCTGACGCGCATCGTCTAACTTGTTGAACTCTTGAAGACGCTTGTTCTGCATATCTGCTATCTGACGATCTTGCTCGCCTAATAGCGCATTTCGCATTGCCTCTTGTTCTGCTTCACTGTTGCCGAGCTTTTGCATTGCGTCGAGCGTATCGTCGATACGCTTCTTCATGACGGCGCGAATCTGCTCCTCACCTTTCAGTGTTTTGATGGCGTTGCTGTCAACTACCGCTTGTAGCTGTTGTCTGCTACGCTTGTCTTTCTCTGGATCATCACCTAGCGTCCCCGCATCTAACTGCTCTTGCGCTCGTGCAAAGCTCTTCAGTGCGTTTTCGGATGTGATAATTGTTCCAGTCAGATTTAAGACATTCTGGGCTAATTCCCTGAACTGTTTATTGCCCTCGCCCGACCTAATAATTTCGGATGCAAGTTCGGCAAAGTTATCTCGACTTCCATCTGTTTGATTTGCTAAATCTTCAACAGACATTGAGAACTTAGTGGCATTAAGTGCGCTGATTCCAAACACTTTACCAAGCTGATTCATATCGTTGATAAGCACTTCTGTGCCTGCCGCAGTCGATATGATCACGCTCTCATTGATTTGCAGCTGTTCATTCAGCATTTTTTGAGCGTCAGCTAGATTTTGCGTGGCTTTTGCCATTTCCAGCGCAATCCTCAGACGCGCCATTGACTCAGACGCCTCAGCAAGCTCTTTAATTTCGTCGTTTACGCCCTGCAAACCTGCTAACAAAGGGCCATTGAATAAGCTAGCTATAGATTGGGCAGATTCCTCTAGTGCCTTTAAACTATCTACGCCTTCTAACGTGCTTTTGAAATAGGTGACACCTGCAGCACCAACAGCGAGCAGAGCACCCATCATTGCACCACCTGGGCCAAACAAAGATGCTATCTGCGAACCCTGCTGACCCAAGATAATGAATGCGTCTGTGCCCATCTGGGCTTGGATAGTAATATCTTGAAGCTGATGGCCTACCTGACCGAAGCCACCACGGATCATACGCAAGCTACCATTTAGGCGCTTGTTAGTTTGTATGTCTTTCTCTTTGAGTTCGGTAAGACGCGCTATCCGAGTTGCCGCACGGATCTGAGCATCTGTAGCGCCATTTTGTTTTAGGCGGTAAATCTCAAGCTCTTGCTTGGTCATTCCTAGCGTCCGATGATATTCCTTCATCCGACGCATGGTGTCTTCTACTGCTTTTTTCTGCTTTTTTATCAGGCGTTCAGTGCTGTCGAACAGCTCATTAACGCCGTCGTCTTTTGCCTGTAGGTGGATTACGATTGGATCTGTTGTGCTCACGCTCTTGCCTTTTCGCCCTTATACTGAAGAACGTCCACCAATGCTGGAACTCAGTGGGCGTCATTGCCAAAATCGTGCTAACTGTCTGACCAAGATGTTCCGCTAGCTCGAAGACCCTGTAAAGCTCAGTCGGGTTCCCTTGGTCGTCCGTTAGTTTTTTTCGCGATCCTCTTCCGTCTGGGTCTGGAACGCTAATACTTCATTTGCAACACGCTCCACGACTGCTGAGGACGCATGACGACGCAGCTTCACCTTGTCACCAATGTCGAATACGGGGTTGCCCTCGCTATCGACTACGCCAAAGATGATCGCATACACCATGTAGTCGTGGATATCGTCTTGAGAACGGGCGTTTAACTTTGCCTTGTCCTCAATAGTCAGATTCTTGACGTAGAGAGTCGTTTCCCACTCGGGGACTTCGATCTCCCTAACGCCAAGATTACTGAAGTGCTGAACTACAGTATCAATTAGCTTGCTCATTAGACGGTGCCTTCAGTCAGTACTCCACTACCCTGTGCAGAGAAGCTAGCCTCTACAAAACCGTCAAATGATGCCGACTTGCTCACCGAAGTAATAGTCGCTGTGCCTGACCACTCGTAGTCACCTGAATTGTTACCCGTGGGATACAGTTTCAGAGTGATTGAAGCGCCTTCTGTCAGAGTCTGCTGACCGTTAGTGTCAGTAGGATCCCAGAACGCTGTGAATGATGCTGTCCATGAACGCTGAGTAGCAGTGTGCGTCATCCATGTATCGCCCATCACAGTGTCATCTGCGACTTCTGACGTAGTCTCTAAAGACCAATCTCTAATTTCAGCAACAGCGTTTGAACCGCTGTAAACTGCCCCGTCCTTACCGATGTTTGTAGCCATTTTTACGCCCTCACGAAAAAATAAATATGTCCGATTTTACTAACCTTCTGGGCTACCCTCAACCGCTAGATAATGCACCTCACAAGTAAGGCGTCCTACCATGACGGGTTGATCGCCGTCAGCCGAGAAGTCAGTGTCAAATGAAATGACTCGTGTATCTATCGCCAAGCCACCTCGTGTTAGATCCGTATACAGCGCTTCCTCTATATCTGCGCTTATCTGATCTACCATTTCATCGTATGTCGAAGTCATCTTAACGTAGACTTCAATCCGTGCAGATAATCTCTTCTGCAAAGTTCTTGGTGGTCTCATGCTTGGGTACTGAGACGTTTCATTCACCGTATAAACACATATTCCTGGTAGCACACTTGAGTGCATAGGGAATACGCGAGTGTCAAAACAATTGCTACCTGTGTTGTCTAAGCCTGTAAGCGTAGTAACAAGGTTCTGACGAATTCTTGTGCGGATATGGCTCATTGCTTCTCCAGCGCCAGCTCAGTGATACCCGTACCATCTGGCATAACAACCCTTATGGTGTAATCAGTATTTACTGAATTAACAGGCACTGTCACTGTATCACCCTCCGCTAAGGCAGATACTTGTGAGGTAACACAAGTGAGACGCGGCTGATCGAGAGAGAAGGCCACAAAGCCACCCGCCTCTTCTAGTGCGTGCTGCGCGTCATATATCGCAGTAAACGTCACTGTCGCATTGCCCGATGTTGTGCCAGTGCATGACACACCAAAATCGGCGAGCAATAACGTGCGATCATCCAGCGTCTCAACAGCCATTATTCAGCCTTTGGCTTAGCCTTTGTAGTGCGCTTTCGTGTCTTTGGCTTCTCTTCTGCACCTTCAACACCAACAGCTCGATTCTCAGTCTTAGACTCATCAGCAGGAGCGATTCGACCGATACCCAAGAGAGACTCAGCTAAGCGTCCTTCCAGATCTACAGTATCGCCTACGCGATGGGTCTTACCAGCGATTACACAACCTTTAATTACTTCGTATTTCATACTTCCTCCTTAGAGAAACCCGCCCCGAAGGGCGGGATACTATCTTAGCCGTCATTACCGACTGCGAAGCTAACAGCGTGACGTACTGCAACGTCCATTGACTGCAATGCAACCACTCGGACAGTGCCCGATGTTGACGCAGTGTATGGATCAACTACCAGATCGAGTCCACCGAAGAAGCCTACGAGTAGGTCGCTGAAGTTACCGAAGTAAAGGTTTCCAGCAGTTCCTTGGTTAGAAACGATTGCACGATGGCCGTTTACAGTGCCGCCTGGCTCAACTACGAACTGTGCAGTTCCAGTCGCCTTCTCAGTAGTCTTTAGAGCACCGTACATAGACGCTGGCAAGATGTAAGCAAGGTTGCCCATCAATGCGTTGTCTTCTGCAAGTGCAGTCTCGAGAGTGACTACTTCAGCGAAAGTTGGGTTAGCAGCAGCGAAGTCAGTTACGCTATTGATACCTGATGTGTTCAAGATACCAGTGGGCTGACCGCTTGCACCTGAGCCTTCAAGACCAGCCAAGTCAATCGCAAGAGCGATAGCTGTAGCAAGGTCATCACGGATCAGAGCTTCTACGTCCATTGACGACTGAATCATCAACTGACGAGTTACATCGGTGAATGCACCCAATGTCTTCGGTGTCATCGCGATGTTACCCACAGTCATTTCTGACTCAGTTGCCGCTCCACCCTCAGAAGCAATCCATGCCGCTGATGCAGCTGCTGTCTTCTTAGGGATACGGACGTCGCCTGAAAGACCGTTCAGAGTACGTGCGCCCGCCTGCATTACGCTAGAAGCGTTACGCAGTACGTCGATGAAATCTGCCCCGCGATAATCTTCGCCGAACAAATCTGCCTCATCCGCTGAGTTAAGGTCACGCTTCCAAGTACGCATAACGTCTGTTGGGAGCATGATCCCTTGAGCGGCACGTCCGAACTCAGCAGAAGCAGCTTCTGAACACTCGAATTCGAATGCGGCAGCTTCTTGAGCACGACGGTCAGTTGGGTTAGCCAGAGCGTGAATAGCGCGAACGAGAGAGAACTTCTTCAGTTCTTTATCGGTCATGCCGATGTCCTGCGACTCAAGAGCACGCTCAGAGCCGATTACATCCAACAATTCGCCACGGAACTCAGCTACAGAGCGACCTTCAGCGATTGCACGCTTGGCCATTTCTGACTGATTGTGACGAGCACCAAGCTCAACGATCTGAGCTGCGTCTTTTTGAGCGGCTTTACGAGCTTCTAACTCGATTGCCGCAACATCTACTTCATTTGTCATAGGAGTTTCCTCTTTAACAGTTATGGTTACGGGTTCGGGTGTAGGCTCGCTCGACCGTCCAACGCCAACGGAGACATCCGCTGGGATAGAGACCAAACTAGCTTCTACTGGACGCCATGACTTAGCGACATACTTGTCTTTGTCTTGACGTTCCATTTTGTTGATAGCGTATCCGATAGATACATTTGCGCGAATGCCATCAACAACATCGTCGAATGCTTCTCGGGCAAGTCCGTTCTTTCCAAAACGTACCGTCGCACGGAGACGCCGTGCCGAGCCGTCAAGATCGACAGATTCAATTACACCCACTTGTTTTTGTGGGTCGTGGTCGAGCAAAAGCGGCGCTCTACCTGATGCCAAAAAGCTCAGGTCAATTGCCTCTGCTGAATGCTCTAATACTTCAACGCCAAATGAGCGCTCTACAGGCTCTTCAGAGCTAAGCGCCATAGATACTCTGCGCTCGTCTTCATTAATTGGCGATGCGTCCATATACATGGATCGCTTGGAGAAATCTGGGTCTACCATAGATCGCTCCTCCTCTTCTTCATTTGCCATTTCTGACTCTTCTGACTTACCGAACTCTACAATGTAAGAGTCTTCAGTCTCAGTTACGTTCTTAATATGGCGCTCTTGTTCATCTTCGTAATGATGAATGCGCTCACTAATTTTCGTCAGTGCTGAGAAACGGTGCCCGACCTTACGGTCTGTTGGTTCGCCATCTCTGTAAAGCGTAATTAGAGCCGCTGGGTTGTCCTCAGTGCCCTCAATCGTAAAATCAGAGTCTGGAACGTCGATGCTACCATCGCGCACGATACGGCTGATTTTGCCTTCCGCACGACCGCCCGAGCTATTCCAGCTCACCATATCGCCGACCTTTAGCTCGTCAGCTTCTGCTCTAGTTTCAAGTTCCATCTCGTCGCTCCTCTCGTCTATTGCGTCGAGTCGTTTAACTGCTCGTTTGCTGAATGAGAATCCTGCGTCTCCGCCCCAGAGTGCCCACGCGATCCTGCCCGCGCTTGGATAGCCTTCTTCACCCTTGTCAAAACCTTTACCTTGCTTATCCACTTCATGTCGGCTAAAGAAACTATACATCCGACGAACAGTGCTAGCAGAAAGCTCCCGCCCATTAACAATATCACGAGCACGAGCAACACCGACCGCAGTACCGCCCCGACCATGCTCTTTGCGCCAATCGAGGCCACGTTTAGCTTCTGCGACCATTCCTTCAGTTGGTTTAAGATCAATTTCTTCACCTTTATATTTCGCCATCGGAATCTCCCATCACGTCTGGCTCAATACCTACCTGCACCGCGCCAAACGGTTCAAGAGCGTACTTAATGCTAAACTGCTCCATTAAATTCTTGTCACGCTGAATCTCTGCCAACAACTCTTCAGTGTCTTTGCCATACTGAGCCGCAACATCCTGCAAACTCAATACACCATTTTTCATACCTAAGATAGCAGCATTCATCTCTTTCATGGGATCAACCCAATTCCAAGCACGACCACGGAACTCTGACGCTAGCGCAAACTTCTCAAACGTAGACAACGGCATGAACACTGACTCAACTTCCATTGCTGCAGAAAGCCATGCCTCATAAACGGGACGAATGAAGTGGTCGATCATTATTTGCTGACAGTTGCGATAATAATCTCGCTCTTCTAGCGCACCCTGACGGATTGAGCTATACGACGTCGCCTCTAAATCATTCGCTAAGGATGTATAAGATATGCCTAAACCTGACGCCACACCCTTTAACACCGACTTATGGAAACTATCAAACTCACTCGTGGGATAGCCAACGTCAAAAGTCTTTAGATCAACACCCTGTGGGAGCTGATGGAATGTACCAGGCTGAGCGTCTATCATGGGAACATGCCCATCCATCTCGTCTGCTACAAACCCATCACCGCTAGGTGAAGTAAAGAAACCCATCTTAGATGCGCCCATACGAGCAGCTACGATAGATGCTTCACGCCATCCATTCAGTTGCTTGATGCTCGCCATCGCTGGAGACATCCAAGGCTCGCCACGAGTCTGTCCTGCACGCAGTGGCTGAAATACATGAATCACCTTGTCGGCAGGTACTACCTTATGCTTAGGCGACTTCACCATGCTAGCGAAATCATAGTCACCAGGATGCGAGGTAAGTAAGTGATAGGCTACGGGTCTTCGAAACTTATCTAGCTCCACACCCATACGAATCTCGCGCCCGTTGTCTAAACGCTCGTTCTTCTCTTCATCGACCTGATCTGGCTCAATAAACTCCAAAGTGAAGCTATCATGGAAGCTATTTCCTCTGTGCTTAATGATGAAAACCTCGCCATCACGCGCTAAGCCTTCCATAACCATTTTTTGCACATCTACCCACGACATTTTGCCGTCTGCGGTGCAATTACCACGCTTTCCCCACGCCTTGAATGCTGTTTCGATAGCCGTATTGCCATCTGTGTCGAGCGCTCCACGAGGGTCTAATGCCTTAACTTGCAGCTTAAAACCGTATTGACCGACAACATTTGTCTTCAGCAAATTGAAATATCGACGTGCGTACTCGTTATTTCTCGCCAAATCACGCGATCTGGCCCGCATACGAGTGATGACAGGGTGTAATTCACTATCTGGAGATCGTTGAGAGTCAACATAATCCGCAAACAAGCGTCCAGTGCTCGCCGCGTGATAAGAACGCTTGAAAACCTTAGTTTTCTCAGTCGTTTCTGCTTTTTTTCCAGTGAGCCTGTCAAATAAACCCATATCAGAACCTTACCTGTATGGTTGCGCCGTTTTTCTTGCCTCTTTTGATGCGAGCGTCATGTTCGTGCTTTACAATCTCTTTGCGATAGTAATCACGAGCCTCAACAAGCTCCGAAAACGACATTTTTGTTAGCGAACGACCAGCAATCGAATACGACGATACGTCAGAGTCTGCTTTCCCTTGCAAAAGCGACTCTATCTTCCCAACCATGATCTCTGCGTGTATACGCGGATCAGCTTGGTTGTTGTCCATATCAGGAATGAACTCAAAATCGCCAATATCGATGGCAATTCGATTCCCTGAGCTGGTTTGAGTGATTTCAAGCTGCCAATGATATTTGCCAGGCAGAAATGTATCGCTTTCTGCTGACGTAATAGTGAACAAATAGTAATTTGGATCTTCAGTAGCAGCGATTTTATGCTCAGAACTCCCACCACCAGTAATTCTGGCCACATATTCTGCTGAATGTGTTGCTGGAGGATAGTCAGCTACAAGATCTGAGCGCTTCCATTGAACAAAGTCGCCTACAACTATCTCTTCGGGTTCACCTTCTGGAGCATTTGCAGCGTCGAATAAGTTTGCCATAGCCCATCATCGCCAAGAGTTTGCGAAGTTGCCCTTTCTCGGATACTGAGGCAAAAATGCCTCTTTCTTCCTTTCAGGCGCACTTTCCTGTTTTTGCGGTTGATCTTGCTCTGAAATCTTATCGGCCAGAGCATTTACATTCACCCCGAGTATACTATAGGCGGCGATTGAGTACACCATGCAATCGAGCGCCTCGTTTCTTGGCCTTACCTTCTCAAAAACACGCTTTTTAAAGCCCCTGTGGAACCTTGTGACTGCTTTTTCCGCTGTTAGTTGACGAAAATACTCGTCTTGCAGGATATCGTTGAAGTGAACGTACCCAGAGCCAGCTTCTTTGATCCTGAGACGTGCAAATATCAAATCTTTGACTGTATCGACGCCAATTGGGAATAACGGGCACTTTACGGTGTTATTTTTACTCGGACGACCCGCTATTGCCTTGCCATCACCGCCAACCCCCTTAATTGCGAAGATTCGACGCCCTTGATTCTTCTTGCAGTAAGCATAAACGCTGTTAGTGAAGTGACCACCGCTGTCAACCGCTGCGGCACGTATCATCAGCGTCCTACCCGACTCCGTTTCGTATTGCTTGTTAAGCTGAGTGTCTAAATCGTTCCAAAGGTGTGGCGTAGACGGGTCTCCATACAAAGTTATGTGGTCTAAGACATAAGATTCATCATCTTTGCCCCAGCCTTGCACCGTCATCTCTAGTCGATTGTCCTGCACGTCCACACCAGCGGTCAGTACCATGACTTCCTCAGGAACGGACAACATCTCCTCTCTTCTGTCCGCTAGCTCAAAGTCATCAATCTGCTCGCCAGCATCCTCCCATGTCTCGCCGAGATAAGTGTTTGTCCACACTCGTAACTGCTCTGGGTTCCGTTTAACGCTCAAAAAGTCCCGTACACCGTCCGCTAGAGGTGTCCACGGCGAACAAAGACCGTTGATAGCAAAACCAGCAATACCTTTGAACGGTTTCTGCGCTACCCAATCGCCATTTCGTATTGACCAAACTCTATCGGCCTCATCCCATAATGTGCCGCACTCTTCGCACGCATACTTTGCAGTCTCAGGCTGGTCATCTTCCCATCTTACATTGGCCCACTTGAGGATCTGAGGAGTGTGGCAATGTTTGCAAGGCACATGATATTCACGTTGGTCAGACTTCTCATAAGCATCCTCAATGCGGGATGCTCCTTTGTTTGTCGGAGTAGAGACCATGATGATCTTTCGGTTCCAGTAAGTTGCGCTTCGTTTCCGCGCAAGCTGTATCGGATCTCCCTCGCTTCCTGCTGACGTTGGATATCTGTCCACCTCGTCACATAAAACGACTCGGATCGGTCTTGATGCCAGGCCAGCAGGCGAATTAGCACCCACGATAGTAACCGCTCCGCCCGAGAAGACTTTGTGGAGGGTTGTGTTCCCACTGTCACGCGCACGAGGATCTTTTACCTTGTCTTTGAGTACGGGTGTTGATCGTAGTAGTCCCGAGGCAATCCGATCCTTTGAAAACGCCTGAGCCATTTCCAACGTCGGCTGAAGCACCAGAATAGGACACGGATTCTGATGTATGTGATAGCCAATGATATTAAGAAGAGCTTCAGTCTTACCAAGCTGCGCTCCCGCCATAACGACGACTTCTTGGATGTCGGGATTCGAACAAGCGTCCATGATGCCGCGTTGATATTCTGCACGCGACGTAAACCATCTGCCAGGCTCCGCACTACTTTGCGAGTCCAGCCGCCTTTCGCGGTCTGCCCATTCGCTTACGCTTAGTTTTGGCGGGGGGGTCATCACCCTCATCGCTGGCTTCAGTTTCTCCAGCAGTTGCTTCTGTTGGGCTGATCGTTGGGTCATATCGAGATAGCTCGTCTAATGCTTCCGTTATCAAATCTTCAATTATGGTCTGACATAGACCAGCGTTACTTTCTGCCGCGACAACTGGTGCAGCTTTTGTCGGTATAGATAACAAACGTGATTTAACAGAACCGAGCACATCTGTCCACGCTGTCACTACATCATCAGCGTTCACCAGCTCTCCATGTATCTTTTTCAGCTCTAGCTCTGCGATCTCCGCTTCCGCATTTACTTTTCTTGTTCTAGCCTCGTCGTATGAAGACCCAATCTTCACTCCACCAGTGCTTGGCATCAATCCTCCAGTAGTTCGGTTTTCCGTACTATCAGTAGTTCGGTTTTCCGTACTATTAGTAGTGCGGTTTTCCGAACACTAATCGTCATATTAATCATCATATTAACCATTGTCAGTGCTAAACACTAATGATGGTAGCAAATTAGTTTACGAAAAGTCTGTGACTACCGCTCGTTCGCGCCGCACCAGCACCCGTGGTCAGTGTCGGGCGGAGTACCTTTGAGGGGAGTGGAGGGGGTGCCCGTGCCGTCTAGAGGGGGGCGCACGATCGGCGAGGGTGGCGGGACATTTGACCTTGCATCGGGCACCTGTGGGGCCACCCGTGGGATACCTGAAGCGACACGCGCAACGGGTGACGGAGAGCGGGCGAGATTCCGCCGTGTGCGCTTCGGTGGGTCTAGGCAGCGGGCAGACGTAGCCGTAGAAGGCCACAGAATCGCCGTGGCGCAAAAAAAAAGATTCGGGGGTACGGTGGTAAGGGGTAGGGGGGCTTAAACGCTCTCAGCGGGCGATTCTAGAGCTTCTAGCGTTGGGGCATTTCGTATAGGCAAAAAAAAGCCCGCACAAGGCGGGCAAACGGACGTTATCGGGTTATTCGGGGTCGTCGATGTCGCACACGCTGTGTAAGTACATCTTCGCATAGTGCATGGCGTTGTCAGTGTCCGCCCCGCTAATGTAGACCGACCGCATTTCGTAATGGTCGGGGCGTCCCGTGTCGCCCTTCCAGTCGTCACCGTTGGCGATAGCCTCCAGCCATGACTGGGCAAGGACGGGGGCGCTTTCGTTGATGTATTGCTGAACGTCCTTTACCGCGTCTTCTAGTAGCTCACGCGGGGGGAATGGTCGAGCGCCTGTGTCAGTTCGCAAGAATTGATGTTCAGACACGGATTACCTCCCGATCTCTCAGGGTTTGGCCTAGCTCCAGACGGGTTAGGGTGATGTCGTCACCGTCGAACCAATCGCCCCACAGTTCATACTGGGTCGCGTGATCCTGTAGCCCGTTAACGAGTGAATCCAGCGCAAACTTAGCGTCAAGACCGACAGCCATAAACTGGAAGCGGGGCGACTCATATTGAGCCACCCACACCGCTTGGTTTTGCACTGTTTCGGTCGCGTTTTGATGCTCGGCAGCCGTATATACGGAACCGATTTCGTCGTGTAAATCAGCCAAACCTGGAGCGCATTTTTCGCAATAGAAGTAACCATCAACACGGGTGAAATGCTTACGGTAATCGAGCATACCGCAACTGTCACAACTAACCATTGTCACGGCCCTCCAGCATTGACGCCCACAGAGTGCGAAACGCTTCGATTTCGGGGCGGTATTGACAGTCGATTAACTCCATATCGACTTCATCGGCTGAGACGATGCCCAGCCCGTGGCGCTTCTCTAGGTGGTGCCACAAACACGCTAGGGTGTTGACGTACTTTTCGCGATACACCCTCGCTTGCTCGCTCACATAGTCAATGGCGTCGATCACTACGTTAATTGCCTCGCTTTGTGTGTGGACATCCGTCCCCGTCACCATATTTTCAGACAGCCACCCGTAGCGATTAACCGTCTGATAAATGCCCACCGTGATCTCACGATCTGGGCCAACAAGGCTAAAGTCCGTATGGGCGTCGATAGTCACAACGATAGCGTGTCCATCTTGATACAAGGTCATAGCCTCACAGCCTCCGCCCGTGCCCTCTACCTCAAACTGCATTTGTTCTAATACTCGCTTCAACATTACAGGCACCCCCAAAGCTCTTGGAGGGCGTCTTCGATGCCCATCGCGTCCTCATGGAATCCAGCGCGGGCATACTCGCCCCACCACCACAACTCGACTTGGCCACGGCTGAAATCGACCCAAATAGTCGGGCCACCATAAGCGACCATGACGCGGGCGCTTTTGAATGTGCCGTCGCTGTTTACGATGTACTCGATATCGAGCGCATCTGATAGCCACTCATAGGCGGACATCAGCGCGTCGGGGTAGTCGGGGTCAAAGTCGTCGTGATGCTCTTCGACTGGTAGGCCATGCTCGATGTCGTGCGCGATCTGTTCCGCGTGGGCAAGGTTGCGGGTATAGCTGTCTGTCTTAGCTTGTGCATTCATGTCTTAAGCCTCTTCGTTAGCGTTGCTTTCTTGATTGGTTTGATGATCGAGGGCGCGCAAAGCTGGAACCCATATCGACCAATTGGAGAGGGCGCTTCTCAGCGCCTCGGATTGGAAGTCGGGCCACCACGGGTCGGTTTGCTCATCGAGCGCGTTCTCGTACTCGTTAAGTAACACCGTCACCGCTTCGCTTAACTCATCCAGTGCGCGACCCATGTTCTTTAGGTCGTCGCGTCTCTTCACCATCTCTTGCAATGTTGGCACTGACATTAGTAACCCTCCATGAATCGGCGAGACTTCTCAGCCCACACACGGCGAGCGCCGTCGAGATTGAGATCGTATGACCCCCAATATGTGTTGTTCGGTAGCTCTTCGGTGTCCCACCATCCGTAGCTGTGGGCGCTGTACACTTCGCGGTCGGTGTGGAAAAAGATAACCGACGCTTCGCGCTTGTCTATTGATATTGCGACTTGCTCGACTTCGCATCCGCGACCTCTTGCGATGCTGTCGATCTGATTGATTACCTTGATTGCGTTTGTAGTCATGTCTATTACTCCGTGTTTGCGGGTGGTTAATTTTTGACCAGCTCGGCCCCGCTCCGTGGCTGATGGCTCATTATATAGCGCGAATCGAAACCCAATGCAAACACTTTCGTAGCGACTTCCCCCGCGCTTCCTCGCTTTCAGCCGATCGACGGCGATTCTTCAGACCCTCGACGGATCTCAGCCCGACACCCCGACGACCCACGGCGAACCCCTCGACGGCTCGACGGATCGGAGGGCAAATCGGGCGGAATCGGGGTTGGTCAAATTTTGACCAGCGATTGGCTACAGGGCGAAACCCAGCCGTGGGATAGTAAATACAAAACGTATCCGTGGGATAGTAAAGCGATGATTAGCTACAGAGTGAAAACCTATGCGTGGGATAGTAAAGGCTCGATTAGCAACCGTGGGATAGTAAACTGTGGAATAGTAAACCGTGGGATAGTAAATGCAGCGGTCAGATCCACTTAACATCCATAGGGTTGAACTGCATTAATGGCTCGATATCGTCGGGGTTTGGTTTCCTGCCTGGCGGCGTTCCCCCACCCATGATGACGTTGGCTTGCACGTCTGACCATGCACCGCCCCCATGCGCTTTAATGTATCCGATCTTGCCTTGATATCGCATGATAAACAGGAATGGTTTCTGCGTTGCTTCCGCTATACGCATACCCTCAAGGTATTTAGGCACGTTCATGTATAAGTGCAGCGCAGTCTTATAATCCTTCACTTCGGCAAAAGCATCTACCACCCCACCTCGATGTAGTACCGCGTCAATACGATACTTGCCACCGTTGCCTAGCTTCTTCCAGTCACACTTAAACTTATGACAGAGCGCGTCTAATATTTCTGCCTCGCGCTTCAAGTCTTCTGGGGTCTCGCGGAGATATGAGCGCTGATTGTCTACTGCGTCAGACATAGCTGTGGAATAGTAAATTAGAGCTTCATCGTCTTTAGTGCGAAGACGAAAGCATCACGATACTCATTGTGGATGATCGAGTTGTAGTGTTGCCTTGCGATAAATGGCGCATCAAAGGTCTTTCTTTGCTGTCGGGTTGTTCTCTTCAAAGACACTAACATCCGCAAGCCATCTTCAGTTCTCATCCAAATACCAGCTACCGCTTGGTTCTTGTGCCACTTCTTCTTGCCTGGCTTGGGCACACCTGTGAAGTACAGCTTGTGCCCTTTCTTTGCCGCCATTTCGTAGAACCTCCTGTTGATGTTCCCTTTATCGGTAAAGTGTTGAGGAGCGTACTTCTTGAAGTTTTTGGTGCTAGGCTCTGGCAATTTTGTGTGGAAAGCATCTTTTTTCCCCGAGTACATTAGCTGTTGCATGTAAGCGCGTGACTTTTTCTGAGAGCCGTCTAACGATTTGAACACCAGTGCGCCTTCTGGGTTATCTTTAGACGTAGCGAACAGCATCATACCTGTACGAGTAAAGTACGTTGGGCCACCTTCGATGTGGTTATCCATCTCAGCCTTGACCTTCTCTCGCACACTTTTCAGTGCGTTGTTCATGGCAAGCGACGTGGCAAACGGTATCTGATCCCTTACTGTAGACCGTAGGTCATCAATGCAATCAGTGAAATTGTGCTTTATATCTATCAAGGTAAGTCACCTTACATTCGTCGATCATCTCGCTGACCTTACCGCTGTCAGCGTAAGCCTCGCAAAACTTTCGAGACCAGTTACACGTTGCAGCCATTACAAAGTTAACAGCTTGTTGCTCGAAGTCTGGGTCAATCAGATCAGCATAATCCATATCACACCACTCTAAAATCTCTGCGTGGTGTAGCCGATAGATCAGCGTAAGCCAGTTAGTGTCTAAAACTTGGGTGTAAGCTCTGACGTCACCCATTACAAGGTCAAGCACCTGACCCACGTTGACGTTATAGAAAACGAATGCTGGCAACTCCTCTACCAGACTCGCGACCATTCGGTCTTTTGGTAAGTAAGCTAAGTCACTCATCCTATTGTCCATCCTCTATGAGGCTGTCCGTCATACCTTACTATCTCAAGTGGTGGTTCGCTATTACTTTTTAGCGGCACAACTTTTAGGTTATGTAGCACAACCATATCTTCCTCGAATCGTTTTGACATCCTGATCGCAGCTTGTATCGCTATCATCACGTCTTCCTTTTCGTACGTTTCTATTCTATCTAGTACGTGCATTACCCCAACCTCTGCTCTTGCTCCGCTATCTGATTCTTTAGCATTGCTATGATCTCGATTAATTCATCGCGGTTTGGCTTCACCACTTCTTGCTTGGTGTCCCAGAGCCACTCCACAAAATCCCTGCCATACATATCAATCATGTACAGCGTATACTCGCCCAGTGCTCCGTTCCTGTAACGATTGCAGTATCGACACTGCGGATGGATGTTTTCCTCCCTTAACTTGTGCTTCTTGTGTGCTCGCGGTACGAAGTGCCCGCCATCTAATTCCTTCCAATGTTCTTGCTTGCCACAGGTCACGCACTCCGCAATACCCATGTGATCTGCGGCCTTCATCTTGACAAGCCTTTGTGTCAACTTTGCAGCCTCTTCCATCAAGGATGTTGTCGTGCGCTTACGTGCCACTGGTCATCCTCATGTACTCCGACTGCGGAGGGTTACTTAGCTTCACCCCGTGATCTAAAGCCCACGCGATACATTGATCCATGAAGTCTGTCATTTCGCCTGGAGATAAATCAGACGTGTGCCTAACCTGCGCTTCGATAACTGTCTGCCCTATCTTCCTATCTTCAGTGCCAAGAAACTTGTAGCAGAGCAACTCTTTCATTCGCTCCTCATTGATGTCAGCACCACGATCAGAGAAGTGCTGAGACATCTCACGACACCACAGGTGAAAGAGCGAATTTTGTGACAATGATCGTTTTGCCTTGTACCGCTGGGGTTCCCACATGATCGGATGCTCGCCGATAAACTCTGTCTGCAGCCAGCGTCTGAAATGCTCTACCCGCTCGTCGATGTGACTCTTTTCCTTTACGATCCAGAACTGTCCCATATAGCATCCCCAATAATCTCTGCAATCTGCGGCACGATAGCGTTGCCTAATCCTTTAAGTCTGTGTGCCCGATTGGGAACCCCATTAGCCACTCTACCCACGTCGGGTTCAAAGTCCCACGTGCCCATTCTTCGGGCGTGTTTCCGCGTAATGATGGGTGATTGCCCAGCATCTTTTGCATCTTCCCGTCTGGTGTCCCTGCAGCGTCTTCGTTCGCCGTAGGCGTTGGCCATAATCGAAATGGCTTCTGCGAGAGACTGTCTTTCGCCGCCGCTCCCAGGCTCCATCCATGCGTCCCCTCTAGGTGACTCGGCGCTATGCCCTCCCCGCCTGTCATCGCTGTTGGGGTAGGCCACAATGAATACTCTGTCTCGTCTGTGCGGTGCGCCAATGGCGCTAGCTGGTATACAGTGCCACTCCGCATCATACCCGACCTCGGAAATATCCCAGAGAACTTGCTCAAACCAAGCTCCCCCGTCTCCAGTAAGCAAGTTTGTGACGTTCTCAAAGATTGCGTATCTCGGTCGAAGCTCGCTAAGAAGTCGGGCGCACTCTGACCATAGCCCGCTACGCTCTCCTTCGATGCCAGCTTGCTTTCCTGCAACGCTGATGTCTTGGCACGGGAAACCGCCTGTAATGATGTCGGCTCTGATTCCATCCCGAACAAGTCGATCTGCTGTGAGTTCTCTAACGTCGTCATAGATAGGCACCTCGGGCCAGTTTTTCCGTAACACCTTCTGACAGTATTCGTTAGGTTCACAGAACGCTACTGTCTCCATTCCTGCAGCCTCTAAACCTACACTGAAGCCACCAATACCACTAAACAGATCGAGAACCCTCATTCCCCGTAGTCTCCCAGACGAGGTATCTTGACTCTAAGTGACTGCGGCGTCTCTTCACGTTTGAATGTTTGCCCTTTGCCCTCCCACAGCTTGATAGTGCCCTCAAATGGTGCATGTCGCTGCTTTGCTACAATGAGCTTGAAGTTCGGCTGTTTCATGACCTCAGCGCCACGCTCACCCAGTGGCACACCTAGCTCCTGCATCTTCTCGTACTCAGCCTTTTTCTTGTTGTGCCAACAGATAAACAGGACATGAGCCTGGTCTACTATTGTCCCGCCCCCACGCACATCGAATCTTGTCGGCACATATTCATCGCCGCCCGATTGTGGCTTCCTGACGTGGTGGATAATCGCAATGTGTATCTGTAGCGCATCAGCCAAGCCGATAAGCTGATTAATGAACAGTCGCTCTCTCTCGATGTCATCAGTGACACCGCAGAACTGCAGGTTATCAACTACGACTATTTTGCACCCCGCATCCGCCATTGCAGCGATAGCTCCGAGAGCCTCTAGGGGTGTGACACCACCTAGCGCTCTGTAGAGGTAAATGCGATCTGCACTCCACCCTATAAAATCTTCCGCAAAATCTAGGGTGACATCATCGGTCGCACCTGCTTGCTTACACATCATCTTTGCGGTGTCGGTGAGACGCATTTCAAAGCTGGCAATGCCTACCTTGCAATGCTGTGCAGCGTGAACGGCCACCTGTGAAATGATCGTGCTTTTCTTATGGCCATTGATACCAGCCCACACCGACAACTCACCCTCGCGTAATCTAACTAGGTGATGAGTGTCAGCCCAAGGCAGCGGATAGCCCACCGTCTCAGGATCAGCCTGCAATTCGGCTAAGAGCGCAGCACGTATCTGTGGAATAGTAATGACATCGGCAGCTTCCGACTTCCGATAAATCTCTTGTAGCTTGGCATCCGTGAAATCGAATCGCCGTGGCATCTGGTTCAAATCTCCAATCCTCCCGCTGTAACTAACTCAGACACGTCTTCCCACCTACGCTGACGTAACCATGTTGCTGGATGTGGTATGTAACGTGCTTCTTTGCTGAACTCGTATGTAGTCAAACCTACGACTGCAGCTTTCTTATCTTTCTTGCTTAACGCGCCCCACGCTTGAGTCGCTGGCTTCTTAGCAGTCTTCCGAGGGTACGCTGACCAGAACTCATCGAATCCGTCTTGCTTACTCTTCGCTGCTTTTTCCTCAACTCTGACTGGCTCTCGCTGTGTGATACACAAGTAGTATTCATTTGACTTACTGTACCTCCGCTTCCGCTGTATCAAGCCTATCTCTTCAAACTTCTTTAACGCTAGCGCCACTGTCTCACGATGCGCTCCACTGCGCTCTGTGATGTCTTGGTAGCTAGGAAAGCAGTAGCCATCGGCATCTGCCCTATCCGCTAATGCTATGAGTATGGCTTTTTCAGCGGCGCGTAGCCCCCGCACTTCGTTCAGTGCCCAACTGACTGCCGCGATACTCATGTGTGATCGAGCAACTCATCAATCCAGCCTATCTCTTTACCGCCACGCATTAGTGCTTGTCGATAGCGTTCTTTGTCAGCCTTTGTTACGGCCTTACCGACTTTACGATCTGCGTTCCAAATCTCCACTACGAAATCATCGACCGTATGATCTCGGACAGTACGAAAGCTCCTGTAATCTTCTTTGGTATCGGGGAATAAATCGTCGTAACTCAAACCGATTGCAGTTAGCACATCAATGGCACCGCACCCTGCTTTGCAGTGAATCAAGATACGCCCGTCTTCTTTTTCTCGAACGTGCAAACTCGGGCTTCTATCGTTGTGCGCTGGGCAAACTGCTACCCACTGATCGCTTGATGTCTTCCGAGTGTGTTCGAGCCTTTCCAGTATTTTTTGTACGGACATGGTTCTGTTATATACTCCGCTTGGGACTCCTTCCCGCTCCGTGACAATTTGCCCCTCTCGTAGGGGCTTTTTTACGTCAACGAGAAGAACTCTTCTAAAGTAATGCCGAACACCTCGCATAGATCCTGGATGGTGTGCAGCTTCATGTTTTCGCCGTTCTTCCAACGCGATACCTGCTGAGGTGCAACATCTAACCTTTCAGCTACGTCTACATTGGAAAGACCAAATTGAGACTGGGCGACACTTAAGCATCGCCCACAGTTGATGTAGTTCAAAACGGGATATCCTCGTTAGTGAAACTATTAGATTGCTGAGGCGCTGGCTTTGCTGGCGCATCGTCTTTTGGCTTCAGCTTTAACTTAAAATACTTGCGACCTTCCCTGTTCTCGTTGACCCAAGAACTGATCCAGTATTCCTTACCCTCGACTGTGACTTCGCCTTGGAAGTCTCTGTCGGTTTCTTTCGACTTCTTGTCGTTGCGGAACAGTGCGCCCGACAACTCGTTGTCATAATCCATAACGATTTATCACCTCTTTCATTGAATGTTTTGCTTTTGATTTCATTTCGACCGTTGAGTCAAAGAACACGTAATGGTCTAGTTCCATGTTGGCCACTTTACCAATGTCAGATCCCTCGCCTGTCAACCATGAAAAGTATTGTACGTGTAGATACTCTGCATCTACGTCTAGCACGCGACCTTGGTAATCAGGTTCTCCCTCTTGTTTGTCCATCCACTTGAGAAAGAACGAATTTACCAACGAGTCGCGCTTATGGAAGTTTCTAATAACTTCGTCGCCTGTAATCATTTCGCTAACTCCTTTCTCGCTTTGTTAAAGGCTGGATTAATTTTGCATTTCTCCCGCTCTTTGGTGGTAAAGAACCCACCCTCTCGTGTGGCAATGAACAACTTAGCCATTGTGTCGTCGTCTATGTCTTTCCACTGCCCCGCTAACGCATACCAATCATCGTTAGCGATATGAGCCGCCGCGTTATAACACCAGTCGATGTTATCCCGCAGCAATGCCATATATTCCACCCACTGTTTCTTCGCGGCTACATTAGCCTCTTCTTTGTAGGTGTCATTACGCTCGTTGTAATCGTCAGCCTCGTCCTCACTGTAGACATGACCGTGTAAACCTACGAGCTTGAGAATGACCCTATCCTTGGCCCGCTTTTCTGCCATAGCGTAGGGATAGGAGTTCTTGTTGTTGTACTCAGCCGCCTCTCCGATCGACCATTCTTCTCGACCGTTGAGGTGTCCATGCACGAGAATTGCCACACGCCTTTTCTCCATGTCGTTGATCAAAATAGTAGGGGCATCAAACTTGACTCCCGCTTGCGCCGCTACCCTTTCGAGGGTTTTGTGATACAGCACATAGGTTCCGTGACAATCCCAGCCAGCCGTCTCAGGTGTCTCGTCGATGTCTCTGAGTACCTGCTTGACCTTCTCTGGGATGCTGTTGTTTTTACTCATTAGCTAACTCCACTTTTTCAAACACTTCCTCTTCATTCAGTACGACATAGCCATGCCAAGTGCATTTGTATATCTCGTACTCCGTGACTGACTCGAAGCCTTGCTCACCCCAAAACTCGTAGGGTTCTTTGGTTTGCCACCACTTAGCCTCGATGTCGATATCGCCTGGATCGGCAACTACCCATAAGACGCCATCGTCATAATCGTCGATGGGCGCTCCCATGAATTCTTCTGAGTGCTCACCTATCTTGTAAGCATCCTCAACTGCGATTTGGATTATCATCTTTACCCCCGAAGTATCTGGCTTGATGGCGTACCAGTGCGGGTAAGTCTTCCTGTTGGAACTCGTCGAACTGGAACTCTAAAGCCAATATAGCAACAACTTCGTCTTGTCTGTAGCCTGCTAAGATAAGGAGCTTTGCTCGCTCCCATACGACTGTTTTAAAGGGCATCGTGCAGCGTCTTAAGCTCTTGACGCGCGTGCCAGCAAAAAGCCTCGGCACTAGACATCACACTCAATCTCCACTGAATGCGCTCATCTTCCGTCTCCTCGTCGTACAACAACTGCCAGTTATCCAGCAGGCTCTCTATCGCGTCTATAGACTCGATCATTTGCATTACAACGTGATGCTCAAAGCTCATGAATCGCCCTCTTCATTTTTGTTGCGCGTGTAAAACATTCCCTTGTTCATACACAAGTCCATGTCATCGAGAGCATTGTCGAGCCTGTTTTTTGCCGTGTGTAGCGCCTCTTCGCACAATTGGAGATTTCTTCCTGCTTCACTGATCATTGCAAGGTCAGCTTGCATATCGTCGAACCGAGCCGTGTTTTGTAGATTCTCTGGGTACGCATCCACGGCAGCATCTTCCTCATCCCATAGCTCATCAAACAACTCATAAAGCTCTTCAAATTGCTTCATGATCTTTTTAAGCCTGGCTCTTCTTCTGTCGTTCATAGTCAACTCCTCCTTGTGACAGGACGAGTAAACTACAACACATTTATGTTGTCAACAGATTTGTTTAGATGTGTTCCACGTGGAACTTAGGGATATTCGCCCATGCGGATCATGTGCGCGACTTCGATGGCTCGGTTGCCAACTTGCTTGGCCCATCGGCTGTCTAGGAACTCTGCAGCGGCTCTATGGTACTCACCACGCTCCAGTGCATCTAAGGCTAGCTTAAACTGCATGAGACGGCTTAGACCAAGGTTAAAGCAGAGATTAACCATAGCGTCTTGTCTCACACCATCTAGGCTAGAGAACCAATCCAGCGCATACGCAAGCTCACGTACACACCGATTGATATCGTTTTGTAGCAGGTAGTCAATTTCGTCGGCGCTAAGACCCAAGCCAGACGCAGAGATATTACGACCGACACCGATGGTCTCAAAGCCCGCTGTGCATTTATAGACGTGCGTTTCTACGCCCTCGTGCCTTCTCAACTGTTCAATTAATTCGCTCATTTGCCCCCCGACTTACTAGCACCAAAGTAAAAACTCACCACAGAAGACACGATGCCCCCGAGATAACCCAGCACCAGGTTAACGACATTGAGGTCGTTGTCATCAGCAGGCTGGAGAGTAACGAGCAAAACATAGCCACCAAAGAGCAAGATAGACATAATGGCAATCGCCCTTGCCGTCCAATCTTCTGAGAAAGAATCCCTTGCATGTTGTATATCCTTCGTTTCTAACGCGAAGACATCAACTTCAAGCTCTTTCATTCTGACTTCGAAGTCAAGCTCAGCTTTTTTGATCTCGGCTAATTGCTCAGGGGTAGCCTGTTGCAACGCTTTCTCTATCTTCTGAGGCGTGGGATCACAACCCAACACATCAGCCAGCATAGTAGCCGCAGCACCACCTACAGGCCCACCAAGAGCCGCGCCAAGAGTAGGCGCAAGATCTCCGATCAATCCTTTGATGTTTTCAAACTTCATGCGAAATACTCCACTGCGCCTAAGCAGGCGATAATGAATGGATACATAGCCATGATCATGCGCTCTAGCTTATTAAATCGTAGGCCACCTTGATCCAAGCGCTTTTCAATCATCTCGCGCATTAGTTTGCACTCAGCCTCATGGATCTCAATTCGTTTCAATGCTTCTTCTGCTGTGTTCATCACTTATCCGCTAATGGGTTGTCTAACGCTCTCTGGACTAACGCCTCCAAGCGCTCTTCCAGTTCCTTAATATCCTGATCCTGTGACGTGCGTAGTTGCTCACGGCGCGTTTCAAACCGCTCGTCAGCGGCATCTATCATCTCTCGCGTATCTTTCTGCATGACATCCATAGCATCACGTATCTCCCGAGTGCTACTGCGGACTAAATCTTCCGTCCGATCCGCCTGCTGTTCGATCCTAAGTATATCATCGCGCAAGCCATTCTTGATGTCGCGTGAATAATCAACGGCCTCCGTAACCTTCGCATCCATGACTTCCATCTGCTGTTGATAAGCGCCTAAATCTAAGCTGGCGATTTCTTCCACCTTCTGATACATGAGAAAGCCAGCGTATAACGTGCCGATTATGCTACTCAGACCCATGACCGCCGCTATACGAGCACCCCACGACATGCCTTTCACATGCTTTGCTGCAGCCTTTACGTGATCATCAATGTTCTCCAGGTCTTCCATTAATTCTCAAACCCGCCCTCACCTTGCTGTAGGCTCTGCAAATTGCGTAGCTCTGCTCTTAGCCGTTGCACCTCTAATCTCTCTTTCTCTAACAGCAGTTGGTACAAGGTGTTGCAGTTAATCCGCTCTTCTGGCCCATCCAGAGGGATCACTATCCGAGCGTATACACCCACATCCTTGCGCTCAGGATACATAGGGTCATAATTATCAAATGGCCCCGTGGCGTTATTAATGATCCCAGTGACGCCAAACTCTAAGTTCATACCGCCACCCACAGCATTTTGACAATCCATGTCGCCCTTTCTGATCTTGTCAGATTGATAACTTGTAGGGCCGCTAGGGAGCTGTAGGTTCAACGAGCTGTTCTGTGCGATAGCAGAAGCACAAAAAAACAATAGCATGATAGCCAAGCATCTCACCGTGCTATGTCTCCAAACCGTGAGCAAATCCTAGAGGCAACCATTGCACCATTAGAACCATTTCCCCTCAGTTTTGACCTCGAGCATATGTACTCCGCACGATCAGCGTCATCTGCTAACACATAAACATCGAACTTGAGCTGTTCTAAATACTGCAATCGAATGACCCGATAACCCGTAACAAAGGGTACAGGTCTGAAGTCCTCATCAAACACAGCTATCTCATAGTACTCAACGTCCTGCCGCTTATTGAATAAGTGCATCTGAGTCTGCAAAACACCTGACACGTAAGATGGGCGCAACTGCGGATGCGATGGCAGCATCTCATGCGCGGTGCTTACGCTACTCCAAAGACAAGCTATTACTACAACCACTCGCCTCATTAGTTAGCGATGCACTCCGCGATCACGACAGCACGATATTCACCTGCAGGATATGCCTTACCAAATCCATACTCAGCAAGACTGCTGACGCTGAACCATGTCGTACCAGCAGTGTGTAAGTCATACTCTGTGGTGTATTCGTAAGTCACAGCGTTAGCGTCATAATCCGCCATAAGACTGTCTGACACTTCTTTGACTGAGGATGATCCTTCCCAGAAAACGGTATCAGTAAGTGTAGGCGATGAGGAAAAGCTATTAGGCGCAACGATACGCGCTGTATAAGACCCCCCTAATGCCACGTCATAACGAATGACAGGCTCGACGCCACCATCCGCTGTGGATGTACTGAGCTTTCCAGCAATCGGGTTGCCATAGACGCCAGTGGTATCAGTGTTGATGACGCACTTAGATTCTACGTTACCCATAATGATGGTCTCTTCTGCAATAGCTGGCGCACAAATGATGACCGTAGCACTTGCTATGATTTTAGCTTTCATTGTTGTCCCCTTACTTTCCATATTGGCTGTTCACCATTTTCTCATGAAGAATCTGTTGTGCCAGCCCATTACGTAAACCAGCCTTGTTGTCAGGTATATCACTTACAGGCAATTGCAGAGTTTCTGGATAAACCCCGCCTCGAATATCAGCACGATAGTAAGGATTTAAAGTCTCTAACCGACTCATGCTCATCAGCATAGCGTCCTGCGTTGCAGCCGCCGCCATTGTCAATGCGTTCTCAGTCGCCGCCAAAGCCGCCTCTAATCGCTCGTCAGGGCTTTCCTTTACCTCCCTTTGGCGTTTCTTGTCTCTGTCATAAAGCTCAGGATCTGTCTCTTCTGTCGCATCTAGTACGGCTTGATCCTCAAGTGCATCGTAAATATCAATCACTTCTGTTTCTGGCAACTCGATGGGAGGGACGTAGCCTGGACATGAGGGATCAGCCTGAGCGTCGTAACAAGAATCAATCTTATAGGTATAAACGACATTGGGATCTTCCACAAAACCCTTGCCCTCAACCTCGATAGAGCCGTCACCCCATGCACTGATCGGTATGTTATTGACTGAAACGAGTTTGTTAATGGTCTCACTAGGCAAACCAGACCAATCATCGACTTCACGGAAGATGTAACCATCACCCTCAGCATTCTCGTTTTGAACATAGACAATCATGTCGTCCTCTGTCTCTTTGACAGCCGTGTACTGATAGATGACACCATTCACAGAAAGGCCCGCAGCATTAGGAAGTACCTGCGACATAACCCAGTTAAGACCGTCCTGCGCCGCATTGCCTGTAGCCCCATAGGTAACGGGGTTAGATAAGCAGTAGGGCGAGCAGAACACCAAAGAAGCCAGAAGCCCCAGCGATCTCCCTTTCATCCAAACTCTCCATGCCTGTTTTTACTTCAAGCTCTTGTTGATTGGCAGTGTCAGTTTCCCAGGCGAGCTTTGCAGCATCACCAATGAGTCCGTCATATGGACATGGCGTTCCTGCGTTCATCATGGCTTTGAATACCCGCTCGTCTTGGCACATCACACTTACAGCAGCGACCTTCATGCCCATGTCGTAGAGCACCTTAGCGTTCTTCAGCTTCTCACAGTTCATGTCTCTGACAGTAGATCCAGCGGATATGCCTAAGATCTGCGTTTGAACAGCACCAGCGACACCCACGGTACAGAGATCTGAATTGCTGTTAGATATAATTTGAGGGGCTATTGCGGTAGGAGGAGGCGACTCTACTCTTGTAGTCATGTCGCCTTTGGTGGTTACAGTGCTAGTAGTGGTGGACTCAGTAACAATAGGTTCTTGTGCATTTACTGCGAACGGCAGCAATGTCAGTAAGAACAATCCCTGCCATTTTATGCTCATCTGCCGTCCCTTACGTGAAGTCCCTGCCCTTCCATTTTACGGGTAAAGTCTCTTGCGACTCTTCGATAACTTCGTAATCGCCATCATGAATTTGATGCGTGATATTTGACGCTAACAGTCGATATATCGAGTCTCTTGTGGTCACTAGCTCATCGATCTGTCGATTTATAAATTCGATTTTGCGATGCCAATATTCTCGATCATCTATAGCCATACACGCTGCGGTGATTCAGGCGTAACGCCGTGTGACGCATCCAGAGCCTCTACAGTCTCACGCATTGCTTCACCTACCAGGCGAATATTAATGTGCCAGCCTGTCATGGCTTGCATCTCAGGATACTCATTCCCCTCATCGTCTGTCAGCGTGTTGCCTGTAGGCTCCTGTAGTACGCCCACAACGTCGATAGCGTAGTCATGGCTGTTAGCTACTAGGTAGGGATCTCCGTCTGCTACCTGCGTTTCTACGCCTTCCTCGTCCACGTTAGTTACGTAGTCCTGTCGGTAGAAGTCAGCCAGTACAGTCGGCATATCTGAGTCAGCGCTGAGACGTAAATAGAAGTCTACCTTTGGCGCGTCGATTACTTCTTCGATTACTTCTTCTGTCATGATGTGATGTCCTGTAGTTGTGCGTTAGTCAGGCGACGTGGGTAGTATTTGATGGACTTAAGATGTCCATTAAGAGTTTGACTGCCAGTTACAGTTGCCATCAGAGCAAGTTCGTCTCGTGGTGTCGAAGGCGTGAAAGTTCCAGCCGTATCAGTTACAGGTGTATCACCATCTTCCGTTGCGGCAAAGTCGTCTGCCTTGAAGGCGAAGGCGGTTTTAATTGCTGAAAAGTCACTGGAAACACCAGCTTGCAACACAAGCCCCGCCGATTGAACTCCGCCATTTCTAACTTCAGCCGCCAAGTTCCCGTTAGATTCAGCAAAATAAACTGTAACCCTGTCATTGCTAGAATTCCCGCCGCTCAGCTCATAAGGGCGCGGAAATAGTGTCCCGCTCTCATTAAACTGTCCTGAGAATTCCGCGAAAATAGTACCTTCTTTGTGGTTATACCCAAAGTCAGCCACGGGGATAGACGCTACATCGGCAGAGCGTGTTGCTGTGCTTCCTGTAGTCTTGATGTAGCTTGTGGGGAAACTACCTGTTTCGAGTTGAGCGCCAAAAATATATGCTTGCTCGCAAAACAAACGAAGACGCGAAGTGCTATCTGTGGCTGTAGCTGTTTCCGTTATTGAAATCCTAAACCAACCATTTCCGCAATCTTTTATTGTTGCGTCTTCCGCAGTAGTAGACGTAACCGTGCCGTCACTTAAATCAAAATTTGCTTGTGTGTTCGGAAAAGAGGTTCCTGTAGCAATAATCTGCGGAGTAAAATCTGTTAATCCCTTTACAAAAATAGAATATGTATATTGTGTTCCGCTAACTACAGATGGACGAATTTCTAAATAATTGACGCTTAACAATGATGCGTTATTTTCGCCTGTTGGTGATGTAGCAGAATTAGGCACTTTAGTTCCGACTGTTTCCCAGCTAGCGTCCGTAAAGTCCTCACTATAAGTAACCAGATTAGTCCTAGCTTCCTCCACCAGCAAACCCAGCCTGTTACCGTCTGCATCGTACTCTACACGGGGGATGTTAGTGGGATGCTCGAAGAGCGTTAGGGTGCCGTCTGATTGATCGAATAAGACTTCTTTGAGAGTTACGTTGTCCCACTTGACAGTACCAGCAACATCATTTCTCAAATAAACATAAACTATGTCTGTAGTCGCTACAAAGACGTGCCGAAATACCGTAGGTGTAGATGAAGCAGGGAAGTTGTGTATCTGACTACCTGCGCTTGAAGTACCTAGCCGAACCCTGTGGTTGATTGTGCTTGAAGTAGACTCCGCACTGAAAACATATATCTTTCCAACAGTTACTGAAACACCGCCTACCACTAATACGCCAGATGTCGCTGTACTAACAGCTTGCAACTCTTCAGATACGTTAGAGATTGAAATGTCAGTATTTAAAGCTGAAAAGCCATTAGTTCCGTCTGAGAAATCCCCATTTGTTACAAGCTCATCCCCATAGCTAACAGGGCGCAACGCATGGCCTCCAGAGGCTCGGGTAAACGTAATCAGATCAGAGTAGTTTGAAAATTGCTTAGTCATCTTATTCACTCCAATCGCTGACGGTGAAACTA